GCAAGCAAAAGGCTTGCTGATGGTGGTAGATATGTTTGAAATGACAAGTGAAAGAATTGAAAAGGTTAGAGAAATTTTAGCAACTGGAAAAAGAGTGTGGTTAGAGTTAGAGGATTCTAAAGTTTATGAGTGTGTGTTTGCAAAAGGTATTAAATTTGAATTGAAAAAAAGAGGCGCAAGTCGTATTTATTATATCGGCGAAAATGTAAAGAAATGCTGGCACAATTAAAAGGAGGTGTAAATATGGTAGTAAAAGGTTATTATATTTGGATTCGTAACGATGGCGTATTTGATACACGTTTTTTTTTACCTACAACGGATTTTAGTAAAATCGAAAAATATATTACTGCTTATTGTCTCGAATATTTTGGTCATTGCGAAGAAGAAAAAACATTTTCAAATAACGAAAAAGAGGGTCTATTTGATTTGATGTTAGAATTAAATAACCTATAAAAAGAGGGGCGCGCGCCCCTCTTTAAATTACACTAAACTTGCTATCGCATTTGTAATAATAACTGCGTTAGTGTCGTGATAAACTGTTCCGCTAGCCTTTTTTGTAGCAACGGTCACACCATAACCGCCCTCGCTTGAACGCGTTTTAGTAAATCTAATATTATACGTTCCACCAGCGAAAGGCATGTTGATGACGTGTTGTTCGTTGTTTAAAATTGGCGAAAAGTCCGTTGTAATAAGCATTGCGCCTATGGCTTCATCGGCATCGCCTTTCATGTTAACTAAAAGTAAACCGCCCCCCGTACTATCAAGTCCATCGATTGAAATCCATCTATTACTTGTTTCTGTCAATGGAATGTGCATTCTTGCACCATCGTTTACAAGGATATCTTCGGACATTTTAGTGAGTTTTGTTTTGTTTTCGTTCACTTTTGTTTCCAACGTTTTTACAGATTCCGACAACTGTACAACGGTTTTCTGCATTGTGTCAACGTCTTTTTTTGCCTGCGTTACGTCTGTTGTCAATCCTGCAACGTTAGTAGTAAGTGACGACGTGCTTTCCTGCAAACCACTTATCGCGTTATTAGCACTTTCAATCTGTACCTTAAGTGCGTCAAGTTCTGTTTCTGAAATGCTCGATTTGCTGTCAATTTGCTTCAAAAGCGAATCAATAGCCACCATTGCACCATTCCAATCTAAAAGCCACGCTGGTTTGTCCGTTGCAATAAAAATAGGCAGTCCATAATTATCTGTGCCGTTGCTGGCGTTAACCTTTCCAATCTGCACGCCCACAACACTTTTCATATTTTTTTCACTCATATATAAAGCCTCCTTATTTAGTCGCTTGTGCCGTCGCTGTATAAGCACGCAATGCAACTTTATTATTTCCGGAAATTGATACGTTCAACGTTTTTGAATTTCCAACACCGCTATAACTAACAGCCACCGTATAAGATTCTGCTGTGTTATTAGGCGTCAAAATTGTTTTTGTTTCAACTCCGAAAGTACCTGAACTTTCTGCACTAGTTTCGCTGGAAATGAAAACAGGTGCTAATGCCATTTTTGCCATGTTGCTAGGGGAATAATCGGCATATACAACTACTGAAATATTTTTAAGTGTGTAATCTTCGGTCAAATCTTTAACCGTTGCAGGAAGAATACCACTTTCATTCAAACAATGCACCACGTTAGAGCGTGCTTTTAACGGCTGTACATCCTGCTCCAAGTTTGAAAGCCTTGACGTTGTCAATTCAATCGCCCTTGAATTTTGCTGGATGTCGTTTGTATTTTTGTTTACCATCTTTGTTAACGAACTCAAACCGTCCTCAATAGGTGGGATAACATTTGTTTTAATGTTCGTAACTTCTGTTGAAAGTTCTGTCAACTTTTGCGTTGTCTGCTGATTAATAATATCCTGTGCGTTTTTATTGGCATTTACAATTTTTGTTAAAGAATCCAGTCCACCTTCAATAGGTGGGATAGCATTTTTTGTAAGGTTATCCAGTTCGGTGTTTATAGTGTTTATAGCCTCCTGCAATTGTAACACTAATCTATTTTGTGCCTGCAAATCATTTATTACCGTGTTGTATTCACTTTCAAGTTTATTTGTTTTACCCTCCAAAGTAACGACGCGGTTAGTCAAAGCGGTATTGTATGCCTGTATTTCTTCAATTGTGTTATTGATTTTTGCGATATTTGCGTTCGCGGTTGAAATCAAATTTTTGTTTGATTCTTCGCTGGTTGAAATTTCTTTGATAACGGTGTCAAGTTCCGTCATTGCACTGTTCCAATCTACAAGCCATGATGGCTTGTCGGTGTCAATAAAAATAGGCAATCCATAGTTAGGAGTGCTATTTGTTGCGTTAAAATCCATAATTTTTTATACCTCCATTTTATAAATTATTTATTGAATCTGCGTAATAATTTACGCGTAATTCATACACCACTAAATTGTCATTTGCGACATAACTTTCATGGCTCAAATCTGTGTAAGATAGTGAGTTTGCCGTACAATCATCAAAATTAAACGTATTATCTGTGCCGTTTTCAGCATCAGCAAGACCGATTTTTACATGTCTGTTGTAAGCAACTTGCTTTTCGTTGTTGCACGTAAAGTCTGTTACATCAAATTCCTCTGCTTCACCTGTTGTTAAGTCGTTAACAATATTTATCTGTTCTTTCTTTCCTTTTCTTCCAATTATCAAACTGAAAGAAATGATATCGGAATTTCCAATATTGTTTAAAGATTCCCATGCGGAATTTGTTGCACCCTGCGTAGTGTTCTCATTTTCTTTTTTCCAAACTGTAGAAGTGCTGATATACCTACGATTTTTTAAATTAAAGTCGCCATCTTGTTTTGTTGGATTTATATTAAAAAACTCGTATTCTTTAGCGGTGTAATTTGAAGTATCCATATTCTGTACCGTGCTTGTTTTTTCGTCAAAATATTTTGACGTGTCAGCATTCCAGCGTGCTCGCTCTATAAGCTCATATAGTACTTTTGGCATGTTTTCTTTTTTTCCAGTAAACGGCGAAAAGATTTTGCTTAAACTTTCGGAAAAAATGAAACCGCTGTATACGTCAAAAACGTGTGCTTCTAACTCCATTTTGTCATACTGTTCCGCTGTCATTTCCATTTTGTCATATGAAATAGAAAGTACACCCAACTCGCGGAGATATTCATAAAAAGAGTTGAAAGTGTCTTGTAAGGTACTTTTGACACCTAAAACAGCATTGTATACCCTAGGAAATTCTTTTACAATGTTTTCAATTTTGTTATTCAAAAATTCGTCCTGTGCTTCTCTTTTAACGCTTTCTATAGCAACTTTATTATCGGTATATTTTATTTGTCTTTTTTCCGCGTTAAAAATTTGTGTGTCAATGTAGGTTTTTAATTCTTTTATTTTCTCATTTGTTTTTAAAATTTCTACGTCGATGTAGTCATGTACAACCTGCACTTTACCGTCTGTTTCTTTTTCAAGCCTTGAAATTTCTTTTTCAAAATCTGAAACAAAGGAAAGCAATGTTTTTTCAAGTACTGAAATTTCTTTTTCAATGTCCGTTCTTAATTTTTTTATTTGCTCATCGGTGTAATTGTTTACACCGTTTGAAAGGTTGTTAACTTGCTCAACTAATTCGTTTATTTTTTTCATTATTTGAGCAAGGTTATCTTCATAGGATAACGTATCCGAGTAAACCCCGGGTATTGTAAGTGGTGAAATCGGTGGAAGCCAACCACCGCAACCGTAACCGTACATAACATGTGCCTCCATTCTACCATAACCCCATAAATAGGGTTTCTAAGTTTTCAATAACCAGCATGTCAATATTTAGGAATGTACTTCGGAATTTCATAAGCATTTCGCTATAGGTTTCTGTGCCTTGTTTACCGAAAACACTTTCTATATAATCGTCAATATTATCTATCTTCGTTGTGTTGTCTGTCTTTCCTAAAATGTCGCTTGTTAAAATCGTAACATTTTTTATATTTTCGTTACCGTCTAAAACATTCTTTCTATTGTCGTTGCTGGTTTCAAAAGTATTTTCTGTGTTGTTTGAAGTCAAGTTTTTGTCATTTTCTCCACTTTCTCGGTCTGTATCTTCTCCAGTTTTTGTCTCTGTATTTGTTCCACTTTTTATAAGCACATCAGAACCGCCAAGCGTGGTTGTATCATTTCCTGTTTTTGTGAGTGCTGTACTTCCTGTGTTTTTGTCTGCACGATTTTCGAAAGTTTTAATGGAATCGGATTCGCTTTCGGGTGTAACTGTCGCAGTAACATTTGTCAAATATTTTCCAGCCTTTATATTTTCAATCGTTCCCTGTGGTGTATCGCTGTATTTTGTTAGGCTTTCAAATTCTTTCGGAACTACATTTTTCGTATTTTCTTTACCCTCGTAACTGGTAGACGTGTTTATTGTTTTTTCATCGGTTGTATTGTGTGCCTGCGTTTCTGTCTTTCCATATTTTTGTGTATTTTCTTCTCCAAATTCGTGTCGATTTTGCGAATCATAAACATGTTCCGTATTTTTTCCAAATTTTTCTTTTTCATCTTGTTTATAATCTGTTGTAGCGGTTGTATTTCTGTCAAGTCTATTTGTTTCGGTGTCTGTGTTATCCGTTTTTCTGTGTCCTGTAAAATCTGTGTTGCTATTTGTGTCTGTTTTCTGCGTGCCGTTTAGCACGTTTTTTCCGTCAAAGGTTCGCTTGCTTTTAACTGAATATTGTGTATTTTTTAGCGGGTCAAACTTTAGTAATTCAGATTGGTATAATTGATTGTAATATGGCATTATTTCCGCCATTTTAGTATTTAACTTTAATTTCCAGAGACCAACGGTTTCCAACCCTATTTCACGTGTGTAATAATGGCGTAAGATTTTCGGAAATAAAACATTTTTATAACTTTCGTCAAAAAATGGTATGTAGTCCTCAAATATTTTAGGGTACGCAACCCTAATAAGTCGCTCCACATCATCAAACACTTGAATTTTGTTCTGTTCCGCGATTGACTGACATATCCTGCGTACCTCCACTGTATAGGTTGACATTATTAACACCTCCGTCCTTAAATTCTACGGATATGTTTAGCCCAAACATATCATTTATTTGTTCACATGCCTGCTTTCTTGCCGTCAATACGCTTTCTCTCATCATCATTGCACCACCCATAGACCGCACAACCTCATCGGTTATCATTCTTTCGCGTTTATTTTCATTTACGTTGACAATACCAAGATAGGTTAGTGCTTCATTAAAAATTTTTGATTTTAATTCGTATAATTTATCTGCTGTATAAGGTGCGTCCGTTTTTAAAACAGTTAGCCCCTCTTTGATTCCTTTTTTTCCGTAAATAACTGGTGCGTTTCCGTCAAATTGCTGATAAGCATTCTGCATTGTAAGCCTTTCGTTTTCGTCACATTCAATTAAAACTGGCGTTTTTTGTGTGTTACAATTTACGTCAATAATTCGGTCTAAATTTGCAAGACGCTGTGCAAATAACAACACTGTGTCGTACGCTGGTGTGTGTATCATGTTATTAAAAAGAACAACGGAATTTTTGCTATTTAAATTTCTACGATAGCCGTTATTGGCGTAGGCTATACGTCTAATCGGAATATCATACAGATTATAGCGACCGTTTATCATTGCTTTCAAAGCAAGAGACCCGAGCACCTCGTCTTCAAAAAAAACAGCAAAACCGTCAAAAAATAACGTCAATTCAAGGTACCTTTCGTCTACGGTTTTAGGTAAATTTTTCCATTCGAATCGTGAAATTGCCAATTGCTGTAATAAATCCAAGTAATATTGAAATGTTATGTTATTCAATTTTGCAGATTCTAAAAAATTTCTATTCCTTTGATTCGGCGTTTTCCGTCTCCCCATGCTTTTCCACCTCCAATGCACTTGCCATTTTTGTTATGGCTTCGGAGTTCTTGTTTATTGCTTCAATTAGTGGCGTCTGCACTTTATAAATATAGTAGCACATCGCCCCACACATAACAGCGGGAAAACCCACAGTTGAAATTGCTGCCAAAACATCATTCATCATTTTATTTTACCTCCAATAATTTTTTAAAATTGTGAAATCTCTTCCACCAGTTCGGGCAATTCTTTCCGTTAACATCGTGATGACATATGATTGTTTTTGCGTTCGGACAGTACTTGCGGATGTACTTAATTATTTTTTTCGTTCCTGTCACGTGTCCAACCGTCCAACCGTCAACCGCGTCGCACAATTCAATAGAAACGCTGTTGAAATTGGTGCATTTATTAAGGTACTTCGCATTTTTATCAAAAACACCACCAACCGCCCACGCACTTCGGTTCATGGGTATTGATTTTGCATACTCTCCGTTTGCCGATACAAAGAAATGTGCTCCTGCTCCGCGTGTGTTATTTTTAGCGAAAAAGTCAACGTTGTTTTTTGCCGTATCTTTTTTATTTCCTGTAAAATGAATAACAATATATTTCACGTCTTTTTTATTTCTTTTCTGTCTTGAAAAAGAAATCTGCTTTGCCTTTTTATAATACATAAAATCACACTCCATTTTCTCCGTAATTTCCGACGGAATTTCCGTCTTTCCAAAAGGTTAGTCCGTTGTTAAAAATCGAACAAATTTTTGCGTTAACAATTGCAGGCATTTCCCCAACCGCAACACAATTTTGTGTTTTAACATAGTTGTAAGATGGTCGATTAAATGATGAACCGTTAACGCCGTGACCGCTCGGTACTTTTAACTCATTTACCTTGTACCCGTAAATTGTGAAAAAATTGTCAATTGCTTTTATTTCGTCGCGCTGGCAATTTTTTGTGTAGAATTTTGGCGCTATTTGTTGGTTCAAAACCGCGATACTACTAGCACCACCGACGCCACTAACACGCGGGGCTACAAGTGTGTGCATTTTTTTCATGTTGTCCTCTGATTCTTCCATAGATTTTACAGAAGAAACAAAATTAGCGGTTGAGCCGATAGAGCCAACCAAGCCACCATATGAAAGATTAGCGTCCTCTTTTTCGGCTTTTTCTGCACCACCTAATGCTGACACGCCACCGCCAAGGATTGAAATACTAGTACCGATAGCACCGTTTACTATATTTATGGTGTTTTGGTTTCTCAAATTCATTTCCTGCTGTTTAAAATACGCGTCTTGATTCGTGCTATATGGCTGTGTTGGATATGTCTGTCCGACAAATCCATAGTCCAAACCACGTACCACAGATTTATAGTTATTAGGACTTATTTGTATCGTTGTGTTTTCTGAAATGTCCGAGTAGCAAGAAAACTCTATGTTTGTGTTGTTTTGAAAATCTTCGAACCGATATTCAGAGCCACCACCTGCCGAATTGCTCGCTACCAAATAATGATATGGATAATTAAAACACTTTTTATTCTTTGGTGTGTAGCCATCTATATTTGTGTGAGACGGCTGTATATTGATATTTGCGAAAGTGCTGTATTCTGTTGTACTGATTCTTCGTGTGTTTGTTGTTGTCGTCAAATTATTACTTACAATTTTTGGTACAGTCGTTAGGTATAAAATTGAATCTGGTAAACCGTCATTGATACCTTTAATCATAGACGAAAGCGCGTTTTCTTCACCTACTGGAAAGAAAAGCATATCGCATGGGTAAAAAATTCCGTTAAATTTCCCACCGCTAGCACGCTTTTCTCCATCTGCTGGGTTTACTGTGTTATACATCGTGGCAAGAATGTAGCCCCCTATACTAAATAAATCCTCTCCGCTTCCTACAATCTGAATTTGACTCATTCTGTATTCACTCGGGTTAAATGGCTCGGGCACTAAATGTTCAAACATTTCATCGCTTGCTGTATGCTCTCTTTCAACTAAACATTTTTTTAACGTAAAATCAAAGTAGTATGACTGTATCACGTCTAATTCATAGCTTATCTCTGAAACCGCATTGTTAACATAATTAACGGAAGTGATAAAAGCATAGAACCATTTATTTCCAAAATCTGTATTTTGAAACATTAAATAAGAAGCATTATAAATATCGTCTGCCTTTACCCCAAGTCTTAACGCCCCCGAATTTACTCGCTGGTAGGACTGTGCTTCAAATTCTTTGAAAACCTTGCCTTTGAAATAAACCGCCTGTGCTGATTTATCACTAAAATAAATAGTATGTTTGTATGCGTTATTCAAAGGTACGTTTTTAATAAGAAAAATCTTTGAATTTGGTTCTATTAAACTCATGTTATCACCTCCGTTATTTTGTCAATGTTTCACGTGAAACATTTTAAACTGTGACAGTAATTGTACAAGTGCCTGTTTTAGTGTCATCATAGGCACTTGTCGCTGTAATATGCACCTCTCCGCTTTCTGCACCTGCAAGTACCGTTACTTTTCCGCTTTCTGTAACCTCCACTTTTTCATTGTCTGACGACCAAATTACGCCCTTTGGGGCAAAGTTTTCTGTGGCAATATCGGCGGTTAACTGGATCGAAGAGCCTACACCGTTGAGCGTTGCGGTCGATGGCGACACAGTAACGGAATCCACTTTGATTTCTCCAGCGACAAAAAGTGCATTTTGTGCGAACGGCGAAGAAGATACCACTTTCCAAGCGTGCAACCAATGATTCCAATAAAGACCCTCTCCGTTGTACTGTTCGTTAAATTCCTGTAATACGTCAAAAATCATAAACCACTCACGCGACACTAAAACGCACGGAATCGCGTCTAACTTCGTCAAGTCGTCGTCGCTGATTTCTGTGTATGTTTCGTCTTTTTCGAAAATCTTCGCAAGTCTTGCTTTATCCAGTTTCCCGAAAGAATCCACCAGCACTTTATGCCCCATAAAGGAAGCCTTATCCATGTTAAAGGCACTTGCCAAAACTTCCACATCAATCGTTGCGTCGAATTTTGTGTTGACAAGCAAATACTGCTCGTCTTTCACGTTATGTGTATAAACGCCTGCGGAGTTATAGTCTTTGTTTAAAAACTCCATGTCATTCGATACGCCTTTAATATCTCCAACAATTTCTTTCAAATTAGACGTCTGTACCGTCGGAATCTGCACAGATTTCAAATCCCCATCCAGGATTCTACGTGCAAGCAAATATTTCATAACAAGAAATTCGTCATAATTTGATGACGTTGTCATCGCGTCGATGATTCGGTAGATCAAATCTGTGATTCCCTCATAAGTTAGAAAAGCCTGCTTTAACTGATAATCGCTAGTTGTTTGCTTGTAGAAAGTTTGATAATTAAGAACATGAAAAGCACTTTTAACGTCGGGGATTTCACGCTTAAAAACTTCGCTTTCTGACTTCTGCTGGTCGAAAACATGCGGTTCTGCAATGTTTACAAAAATTTCTTCAATGGTCTCGCCATATTCAAGCATGCCTTTTTTAAAAAACGCCCAAGGATTGTCATACATTTTCGACGTGATAATGACTTTTCCTATTCTGTTAAAAAGCGCGCTTAAAAATTCATTCTTCAATGATGGCGTATCCATAAGAATTGTGCCGATTGACCGTAAATTCTGTAAAGTGCCGTCTGCCTTTGGCACTAAATTCTGATACTCTGCGCTGGAATTGCTCCGCACTGTATTCAAAATATCCTGCGTTGTAGCGGTTAAATTGACCGCTTTCGGTTTTGTAGCCATTTTTTAATCCTCCTTTTCTTCGAATAAGTCGTCGTATTCCTTGACTTCTTCGGATTCTGATTCTAACTCGTCCGTATTCTCTTCGGGCGTGTCAATTTCTTTTACTTTTGTTTCGTCGATGGCTTCGAAAAATCGATCTTTGTATTTCTTCCGCCATTCTGCGTCATTATCTTCGTACTTCTGTTTCCAGTTTTCAGTGCCCGTCTTTCCTAACAAGTCGTCGAATGTGTCTGTAAAATCTTCAATGTTCTTTAAATCCTCGTCCGTATCTCCTGTAATGATAGAACCAAGTCTTTTAAGGTATTCGTCTCTGTCAAGTACAGCCATTTTTTCTGCACCTCCTTTTCTTATAATGTATCATATCTTTGACTTTGTGTCAAGTAAAATTGACAAAATTTCAAAAATATTTGACAAAAAGTCAAAAATATGTTACACTCTTAATGAAAGAGGTGGTAAAAATGTATTATGATGGTACAAAAATTTTGTCAAAAATGGATGTAAACGGAAATAAACCCGAATTATACCTTGTCACAACGAACCGAACTGGCGGAAAAACCACATGGTTTTCAAGATATTTAGTCAATCGGTTTTTAAAATATGGCGAAAAATTCTGCCTGCTTTACCGATATTCTTACGAACTTTCTGACGTTTCGGAAAAATTCTTTAAAGATATACAAGGCTTATTTTTTCCAAATTATAACATGACCGATAAAAGCCGTTGCAAGGGAACTTTCAAAGAATTGTTTTTAAATGACAAGCCTTGCGGATATGCTGTCGCCATAAACGGTGCGGAAAATATCAAAAAATATAGTCACTTTTTTAGTGATGTAGTAACGTGTTTATTGGATGAATTTCAAAGCGAAACAAATAAGTACGTACCCAATGAATTACAAAAATTCCAATCAATTCATACGTCAATAGCAAGGGGTCAAGGAAAACAGGTGCGATATGTTCCTGTAATACTTTTAGGAAATGCGGTTACTTTACTAAACCCTTATTATACAGCATTAGGAATTTCTACACGTTTAAAGTCAGATACAAAATTCCTGCGTGGAGATGGCTATATATTAGAAAGTGGCTTTATTGATTCGGCAAGTCGCGCACAAAATGAAAGTGCTTTTAACCGCGCTTTTGCAAATTCGGAGTATACTAAATACGCAAGCGAAAATGCTTATTTGAATGATAACACGGCATTTATTGAGAAGCCAAAAGGAAAAGGAAAATACCTTTGTACTTTTGTTTTTGAAAAAAATTCATATGCTATTCGTGAATATATGGAGGATGGTATAATATACGTCGACTCGCGTGTTGATAAAAGTTTTCCGCTTCGAATCAGCGCGACGACGGCAGACCATCGAATCAATTTTATTATGCTAAAAAACAACGAATTTATGCTACAAAATTTTAGGTATTTTTTTGAAAACGGTTGTTTTCGTTTTTCAAATTTGGAAAGCAAAAATGCAACAATAAATTTGCTTTCATTTTAAAATTGTATATCCCTTTCGGCTTTATTTGTTTGAACAAATCAGAAAAGCACGGTTGAAAAATACTGCTGATATTGTTAGTCGGGTTTGCTTTCCGCTCTCAAATTTCCGAAAGTCAAGATATAAATAAGAGGGGCATTTTACCCCTCTTTTTTAATGCTTCACGTAAAACATTTATTCGATTAAATTCTGCAAGCACTCGTGCTTGTATTTACACAACAGACAAGTAGTACGTCTACATTGCTTCTTTATCCATTTTATTTTCACAATTTTAAAGAAATTACGAAAATAAATTTTTAGCGTATTTGGTACGTTGTGTCGCATAAAATTACACCCCCCTTTATTCTTTTTGGTACGAGTTTTCCAGGAACTTCAAGACCCACTTTGAAGTCTTCTATTGTTCTTTTTGTTTCCAAAAAGTGCAATTCTTCTTTCGTGTATTTATCTTCGATTTTTGGCTCGTAACCCTCTATAGACTTTATAAATAAATCCTTACATTTTTTTGGCATCCCAGCGCAAGTCACATTTATATAAGGTTCACATGGCTTCAAGTCCTGCTCGGTTATATGTTCAAGATAGGTTTTTTGTCTCACGAAAATCCCTTTATCCCACGTACTTTCAAGTGCCCAATGGCAGAAATCTGTGGGATGTACAGGTACGTCTATAAGTTCTTCGGGCTTAAGGTCACAATGTATGCTATCCGTATCTGCGTATATAAAACCTCTTTTATTCAAACCGTGGTAGTTCTTTTGTGCCGTTCTAATAGTGAACTCACGAGCGTAAGAAGTGATAGCCGAGCCTATAGCAATATAACCACACTTCTTTTCGTGTTCTTCTACATTTCTAAATTTCAACTCGGCATTATCGTTTAAGTACGCTACTTTAAAAGAAGAATCGTCGTTAGTGGCTTCTTTCCCGTATAAATTATTTAAGAAAAGTTTTGCTAGTGTGCGCAACGCGCCGACACTTTCCATTTTTTGCTTTTTGTATTTATTGATGTAGTCGTCAAATATTCCAATAGCGGTATAAAACCATACGCCGTCAAGTATTTCTAAATCGTAAATATTGTAGTGTTCTTTAAATAGAATAAAGTCAGTTTTAGTTAACGTCAATTCGACAACGCACTCCGTCTTTTTTCCAGCAATATTCAAATATCTATAATATGTATCTGTTTTTTTATCGTAAAAATCAGAAGTTCGCAACATTTTAGTAGGTTCATATAAGGGGTTATTTTTTATTTGAATAAATGGCAAATAACCCTCTTTCAATTCGAATCTGCATTTGAATCTGACAAAGTAATAAGTATTATCTTGTTCTGTTTTCTCATGTAAAAAATTTCCGCGCCAGAAATAAGGGTTGCCAATAGGATATGAGTTTCCACTTTCTGATGACATCATCGACGGATATAGGCTGTTAACGTCTGCGGTTAGTCCGTTTTCAAAAAGTTTATTTGCTTTTTCTTCTACAAGGTAGCACCACCCACCACGATAGGAATGACGGATGTATTTGTCCGCGTTTTCCGCGCCGTATTCAATGGAAATGGGAATTTCTTCCAACTGTGGGAAAAATAATTTATAGTCTTGTGCGTCAAAACCTTTCTTAAATTCAGACAAACAATTACTTCCTATGGTACTTTTTTCGTGTCCGTTTTCCAGCATAAACTCAAGGGCTTCTTTCAACACTAAAACGTCATTTTTTATATATTCTTTTTCGTCGTCTTTTATAACGCCGTTTTTGTGACGTATTCCTTTATATTCCATATTCAATTTTTGGTGCTTCGTTTTAAATGCTTTTCCGAGTTCTGCCAGTGAAAACGGAAACAACTTTACGGAATCACGTATTACTATATAGTGGTCGTTAACTTTAATAGTGATACTATACCATTGTCCCTTATCTGATATCATATATTTGAAAGTTTTATTCTTCATGTATTCGTCAGCAATCCAAACGTCATTTATCATAGCCTGCTCCATTTCTAAATCGCGCAACAAAAAATCCAACCAAAATGAGCCGTCAAATTTAAGGTTGTGATACCATAAAAGTACATCCCCTTTTTGTGCTTGTAAAAAATAAAACGTCTGTTCAATGCTTGTGTGTATAATTACATTTTCTGTGCCTAATTCAACAAGTGCCGAACTCCACACCTCTGTATCTTTTTGCCCGTCATATACTGCTGTTTCAAAGTCAGCGGCAAAAGTTTTTTCAAAATGAAATCTTTTCATTATTTTCCCTCCTTTTTTAATCTCCCACCCTATTTTTAGTCGTAGTCAATGTAATTTTTTGATTCTTCGAAAGTGGTTTCGAATTCTTCACGCTCAAAATTTCCGACGTTAAAAAACTTAAAAAGTCGCTCGGTATAATTGGCTAATTCTGCTTCTGAATATGCCGTTTTTCTTGTTAGCATGTTTCCCTCATTTATTGCTTTTGCCAAGCCGTCCGCAACAACTTCTTTTCCGAATTGTTCGATAGCCATATCCAGCCATTTAGTCAAATAGGGTTCTGCCATTTTTGGAAAAAGTGCAATCATAGACCTAAATGCGTCTATTACGTGTTCACTAAAATCAAACGTTTGTAAGTATTCTTCTTTTTTTGCCACTATGTATTCATCTTTTAAGTTGTCGCGTGCTTTTAAAGTTTCGTATTCATATTGTGCTGTTTTAACGTACGCCTGTGTTTGCTCTGATTTCCTTTCTTTTATCACTTTTTTACCGCGAAAATATGAAAGTTCTTCGCCTGTCAATTGGTCTACGTATATAGTTTTTTCTTGTATTTGTTTCGGCTTAATTTTTTCAAGTTTATTTATACTTGCCTGTGTTATGTTTTTTGGAATTTTTGGTAGTTCAAAATCTACTTCGAAACCTTGTTTTTTGTATCTTCTTTTAGTTCCTTGTATTCTTTTTCTTTGTCTAAAATATTCTATTCTCAACTCTTCTTTTTTTGTCATGGGTTTTCCCCCTTTTGAGAATATTATAAGGGCGGAGTGTGTCCGCCCTTATGTAAACGCTTCACGCGAAACATTTTTATTTTTTCTTCGGCTTTTCTGTCTTTACAGAATCCGTGTCAAGTTCGCAATCGACATACGGACGCCCTGCCTTTGTGATACCACTAATTTTTTTAATGGCGAAAGGTTCTTCGCCCATCACTTCCAAAATCTCCATCAAAGACCGTTTGAAGGTTTTGCTCTGAGTGCTGTACACCTGTCCGCGTGATTCTGTGATAATAGCCAAAATTTCGGATTCTGTTCCGTCGTCTTTTTCATCAACAAACTCAAGATATCCTGCTACAGGAATAGAAGTGCCATCCTCAACATCTTTCATAGACACAGCACCTTTGCCTGCTGTCATCAAATACTTGTCCACTTTGTCAAAATCTCTACTTTCATTTACGATTTTCATAATAAATTACCTCCATTTTTTTATTCATTTTCTGTTTCTGCTGACTTACGGTTTTCTACGTCTACAATTTCGGCATTTTTAACAAACGTTTCTAAATCCATAGAATATTTGTCGTGTTTTTCTGTAAGTGTTACTTTAACCACAACTACGTTGTCTTTCTCGTGCTGTTCTTTGGCTTTCTTTTTAGCCCTTTTTTCGGTTGTCTTTCCCACGATGGTATCGTATTCAAAACGAACATCACCGGTTGAAGTATCGCACAACATGACTTCAACCTCTGTGCTAGTCACGTCTCGTGTGATTTTCTGTTTTCTTGCCATTTGTTTTTTCCTCCTTTTTGTTTGTTTCTGTTACTGGCAAACCGTCATATAGTAACGGTAAAGCCGTCCACGTGGATTCGAACCACGGTTAAAAACCTTTGACGGCTTGCACAAAGAAAGAAATAATTTTTTCTTTTTCTTTGTCCTTGTTTTTCTTGAAATCTTCAACGTACCTTGTGATAGGTATTGAATACTCGACAGCATAATCTTTTTGTTTTGCTATAATTCTTTCTTCCATCGTTTCGGGGTCGAAAGTATGCAACAATAAATACCCGCCACCCAATTCCGTTGCCAACTCTTGAACAATGGAATAGACCCACTCATTCCACTCAGCTATAATTGAAGTGGTTAACCCTCTTCCTTTCATTGCTTTTACCTCTCTTTCCTTAACTCTGATACCATTGTATCATAGTATTTTTAATTTTACAATATACAACTTGCACAATGTTTTGTACTGTTCATTGTGCAAGTTGCACAATTTTTAATGTCTATGAATCGAGAAGAATAAACCTTTTTCATTGTATGTTTTACGAATTTTTGAAACTTCCTCGATTGTCAAATTGTTCAAAGACGTTGTGTATCTACCACATCGGATTTTTATGTCGTATAAAGCCACTTCTACGATGTTTCCGATTGCACAGCACTCAAAAATGCCATCATAAGCCTGCACCTCTGCCATATGCTCAAATTCTTCATTTGACAATTCGCCAAACATACACGTAAATTTTAAAATTGAATAATCATTTGTTCCTGTTATATCTGAATTTATAACATCCATTATAACAGAAGGAACACCGCTTAATAACAGACTACGCGTTTCAAAGAAACTTCCTCTAAATCTGTGAGCCCCTTTCCCATATACTCTAAATGCTTTCGCTCTCATAATAACCACCATTCACACCTTTTCGGTGT